TCATCTGGAAGGGGTCGATAATGGCTAAGTACAGTATGAAGGTTAAAGGTAAAGAGATCGGCCCCGCCGATGTCTACGCACCTCCTCACACGATGACTGGAAAAGATACAAACGCCCAGACTTACTCTCACTACGAGACCGGCGCTACAGAGATAACTAAGATGAACATGTCTGTTGGCAATATTAGTAAGGGCGACTATCCCCCCGTTAATCCGTTTGGCGTTGGTGTAATGCGTGGGTACGGTGCTGCTACCAAAGGCCGCAAGATTAGCGGGAAGATGGGGTAAGTTGTGAACTACTCTGCGCTGTTCGATACGATTCAAGGTTATGTGGAAAATGACTTTCCAACCACGACGGTAAATTCATCGTCGGGTTCGGGCACGACCACGTTTACCTCTAAAGAACAGATTGACACCTTCATCCAAGAGGCTGAGCAGCGTATATACAACTCAGTCCAGATTCTTGCACTGCGAAAAAATGTTACTGGACAGACTACACAAGATAATAAATACCTCTCTACTCCGGCAGATTGGCTGGCTAATTTTTCCTTAGCCGTCATTGACCCGGTCACGGGTGGGTATGAGTATTTGTTAAACAAAGACGTTAACTTTATTCGTGAAGCGTTTCCATTCCCTGCTGTTTCAGGGAAGCCGCAATACTATGCTTATTTTGATGAAGACTCCTACATTCTCGGACCCACTCCAGATGCAGCATACACAATGGAGTTGCATTACTTCTATTACCCAACATCTATTGTCACAGCAGGTACGTCTTGGTTGGGAGACAACTTTGACTCTGTACTGCTTTATGGCTCCTTACTTGAAGCCTATACGTTCATGAAGGGTGAGGCAGATGTTATTCAAAATTATCTTGGGCGATATAGTGAGTCCTTGGCGATGCTCAAACAACTCAGTGAGGGTAAGAATCGTCAGGATATGTACAGAACTCAACAAGCGAGGTATCCAGTCCGATGAGCAATCCAAGCGAAGTAGCGTTCCTTTTGGGTGGTGCGGTCCGTGTGGAGTCTACGCATGGTCGTGGGTTTTCGGCTGACGAATTGGCTGATCGTGCGCTAGATAAGATTATTGCAGTTGGTGGCAATTCACACCCCGCCATCACTGAACAGGCAAGAGCATTTCGGGAGAACATCAGAAACGTTCTGGTGTTTTACATGAATGAGGCCATGCGTTCACAACGAGTGACGTTGGTCGCAAAGTTCAGGAAAGCAGGACATCCTGAGTTAATTAAACTTTTAGACGAATAGGAGCCTCTTATGGCAATTACACAAGCAATGTGTTCTTCTTTTAAGGCAGAGTTAATGCTTGCCGTTCACGATTTTCGTAACACCGGCGGCGATACTTTTAAAGTTGCACTTTATCTAAGCACGGCTGACATTGATGCAAATACCACTGCGTATACAGCAACCAACGAAGCCTCGGGTACTAACTACTCGGCTGGTGGTGTTTCTTTGACCAACACCGGTGTAAACGTTACCAACATCAACGCCAACACGGGTACAGGCTTTACCGATTTCTCGGATGCCACGTTTACCAACGTGACGGTCACGGCCCGTGGTGCTCTGATTTATAACAGCACTCCCTCGGCAAACGGTGTTGCTAATACCGCCCTGACCAATGCTGCGGTATGCGTACTGGACTTCGGTTCGGACAAAACTTCTACGGACGGTGATTTCACCATCATCTTTCCGACGAATGACGCATCCAATGCAATTATCCGTATTGCTTAAAAAAGGCGCCCAACGTGGCAAACGCATGGAGCGAAGGCTCTTGGTCTGAACTAGGTTTTGGTGGCATAGAAACTGTCACCGTTGATCTGACTGGTCTTGAGGCTTCTGCTACGTTGGGAGTCGTCCAAACGCAGACTCAAAATGCGTTTGCTGTTACAGGTGTTTCTGCAACTGGACAAATAGGCGAAGAGTTCCCCCTTGGTAATCAGGGGTGGGGCGGCAGTTTTTGGAGTAGCGACATTGGTTGGGGCGGTATTACTTCCGTAGATGTTGATACCACCGGAGTTGAGGGTTTAGGGCAGGTCGGGATTGTTGTAGCACAGGCTAAGGGTAGTGTTGTTGTTACTGGGGTTCAGGGTAATGTGTTTGTAGACCCAGTTGGAGTCAGTGCAGATAAGAACTCCCAGCCAGCCGGTGAACAAGCAGTTATTGGGATCGGTCAAGCAGATATTGTTGGTGAAGCCAATTTAAGTCTTACCGGGGTTGAAGGTGTTAGTGAAACTGGGACTGCAACGACAAAAACTGTCAACAACTTCCAAGTTACGGGGGTTAGCGCAGTTGGTGAGACCGGCACTGTCGAGGTTGATAGCAAGGCAAATGTTGTAGTCACCGGGGTCTTTGGAACCGGACAACTTGGCGAAGAAGAGGTAGATGCGGGAGCGAATGTCTTCCCGACCGGGGTAGAGGCTGAAGGATTTGTAGGGACCGTTGACATTGGCGGTAAAGCGGTAGTGAATGTTACCGGAGTTGTCGGTACAATATTTGAAGGTGAAACGGATGAGAGCGGCAAAGCCTTCGTTACGGTCACAGGGGTACAAGCAGTAGGACGAGTTTCTAGACCTTTGGTGTGGGGCTTAATCGATACAAGTCAGACACCAAATTGGCTTCCAATAGCAGCGTAAAGGAGTAGATATGCCATCCACGTACAGTAATATAAAGATCCAACTCATGGCGACCGGGGAAAATACCGGTACATGGGGTAACGTAACCAACGACAACCTTGGGGCTGCAATTGAGCAAGCCATTGTAGAAACGGCTACCGTTACTTTTGCCAGCGCCAATCAAACTCTAACCCTGACGGATACAAACGCCAGACAAGATGCTCGGGCGTTGCGTTTAAACCTCACTGGCACGACAGGTGGTGCAAGGGATCTAATCGTCCCAGCCATCCAGAAGCCTTATATCGTCAATAACGGCACGGCTGACACCATCACGGTGAAAGTCTCCGGTCAGACAGGTGTAGCGGTCCCAGCGGCTCGGTCTATGCTGCTCTACAACAATGGCACAGATGTTGTGAACGCCTTAACACACACTCCTGTTTCTTCTGGCGGTACTGGAACAAACACACTAACTGCTGAAGCGGTTTTAATTGGTAACACAACGAGTAACGTCAAGTTCGTATCTCCCGGTACTTCTGGAAACGTACTGACATCTAATGGCTCTGCTTGGTCTTCTGCCGCAGCAGAATCTTTCCCTGCTGGTACGGTTATGTTGTTTGCCCAGACTAATGCGCCCACTGGCTTTACAAAAGATACTTCTAATTTCAACAACTCTGCTCTTCGGGTAGTCACTGGATCGGCTTCATCTGGTGGTTCGGTTGACTTTACAACTGCGTTTGCCTCGCAAACCCCAAGTGGTTCGGTGTCAATTAGTAGTATTTCAGGTTCGGCAGGCGCCACAACACTATCAACACCGCAGATTCCAAGTCATACACATAATATAAATAGGGGAAATAATTTCCCTCAAGGGTCTGGTAACACAACCGGAGACTCTCAATATCTGGGTTCACCTTTTACTACCATCACAAGTCCGGGCACCGGTGCAGGTATTGTAAATACGGGTGGTGGAAGTTCACATACCCACCCATTCTCGTTTTCAAGCGGCTCAGGATCATTTAGTGGTAACGCTATTAACTTGGCTGTTAAGTATGTTGACGTTATTCGGGCCACCAAAAACTAATCATGCAACTTAAAAACGGAACCTTCTGTCCGCTGATAAAAAAAGACTGTGTTGGTCTGACTTGCGCTTGGTTTACTCGGGTGCAAGGTGTAGATATGAATACCGGTAATCAGGTCGATGAGTATCAGTGTGCGATTGCTTGGATGCCAATGCTTTTAATTGAAAATTCAGGGCAACAAAGACAAACCGGTGCGGCGGTAGAAAGTTTTCGTAATGAGATGGTCAAATCTAATGAGACATCTCAGAAAGTTTTATTGGCGTCTTTGGGGTTTCAAAGACAACAGGATCAGACCCCTGTATTGGAAATAAGTCCTCCAAAGGCAAAAACTGTAAAACCTAGAACTGTTAGGAGTAAATGATGCGTATTACAATTGTTGGTGTTGATAACGCCGTTGGCGTAGACGGAAACTTTCGTGGCGACCTTGATTTATCTCAGTGTGGCCTTCCTGCAAATTTTTGGGCGTTTCAGTGGAATCAAGAAAGCAATAACACCGGGGAGATAGAATACAACTCGCCCATAATTCAAAACGACCCTGTAACAGAAATACCTGCTTGGGCTACTGCATGTATCGCTGTTTGGCAAGCCAAGTTAGATCAAGAAGCCGCAGAAGCAGAAGCCGCACGACTTGCGGCACAACAAGGAGCGTAGTATGGCAAACCCAGAAGTTAAACTTGGGTGTGTGGCTAACTTGTTTAGCCGTATGATGCATTTTAAAAATGTTGGTGATATGGAGCATGGTCACACCCATCAGTTTGACCACTTAACACTTTTGGCTTCTGGAAGGCTTCAAGTCACTGTTGATGGTCATGTGTCGGAATTTGAAGCCCCACATATGATTTATATTAAAAAAGATAAAATGCATGAACTTATAGCATTAGAACCAAACACAGTTGCATATTGTATTCACGCCATTCGCATTGGTGAAAGTGTAGATGATATTGTTGACCCGTCGATGGTTCCTGAAGGTGTTGAAATACCGCACGACTCACTACTATGCAATTTCAAATAATTCAAAATAATTATCTACATGTTCCGGGTTTTATAACCTCACAACAAGTCTTAGATTTAGCAAAAGAGTTTAAAGAGTATTGCGCTAAGTTTAATCTTCAAGGAGATCCGCAAGCGCCAAACTCCCATTCAATGTATGACTTTATGCCGTTTGTAAGGCTTCTTGTCGAGAAAGTGCCTGAAGTTTCAGACTTGTTGGGTGAAAAAGTGTTACCAACCTACACTTACGCTAGAGTGTACAAAGAAGGTTCAGAACTACTTAGGCATCGAGACAGACCGGCTTGTGAAATTAGTCTCACGCTTAATCTTTCAAAAGATAAAGATTGGCCTATTTATTTTCAACGGCCTGATGGGTCTGAAACACCAGTTGAACTAGAACCCGGAGACGCAGTGATGTACTTGGGGTGTCAGGCAGATCATTGGCGTAACAAGTTTGAAGGACAGGAATGTGTTCAGTTGTTTATGCACTATGTTCGTTCTTACGGAACCAAGTCTTGGGCATATTTTGACAAACGACAACAACAAGAACCGACTCCGCCAGTTGCTGGGATTCCAAAGGCTATTCTATGAGGCTTTCTATTTCAAGAATAATTAAACAATGGAAATATGCCCCAATGGTAAATCCATCTTTTAATTTTCAATTGAATGCTGCGGGAAACGGGCGGCGTTTTTCAACACAGGATATTGCACCTTATTGGGAAGAGGCGTTTAAAGAATTTGGGTTAAAGCCGGTTGAAGTAGAGCCTATATTTAAAAATTTCACTGGTAATCATTACCAAGATGGGGCGTTTGTTCATCCACATACAGACCCAGCACCGGACGGATTTGTACATACTAGGTGTAACTTGATGTTAAAAAAACCTAAAGAAGGCGGTAACCCTGTCCTTGATGGGGAAGAGATTAATGTCGAAGAAGGTGATTTGTGGTTGTGCCTTGCCAGTATAGAAACACACTCATCTACGCCAATTAAAGGCGGGGAAAGGTTAATCTTTTCTTTTGGGGGGCTTGTCCCCGTCAAACAAATTGAAGCAATTGTAGAAAGATGAAAAATATTAACGACTATATTGTTGTATTTGAAGACGTAATGACCCATGCTCTTTGCGATGCTATTTTAGAAGAATTTAGTGATGAAGAGGAATGGCAAAAAACTGTTGTTGGTGATGGGCGTGTTAACGATAAGATAAGAACCGCAGAAACAGTTGTTATTTCTTATCCACATGTTATAGAAAAAAACCTTAAAGTTAGACAAAAGTTAGATAAATATATTTATACCTCTGCTGGTTTAGCAATAAAAAAGTATAACGAAAAGTTTAACGAAGCACGTATAGAAGAAGATTCTGGCTATGAATTGTTAAGGTATAAAGAAGATCAATTTTATACCCAACATACAGATTCATTTAAAGCAAGGCCCCGTGCAGTTTCGTGTTCCTTTGGATTGAATGATGACTACGAGGGTGGTGAGTTTGCGTTCTTTAACAGAGAGATAAAGATCAAGGTTCCAAAAGGTGCTGCAGTGATGTTCCCTTCAAACTTTATGTACCCCCATGAGATCTTGCCTGTTATCAAAGGAACCCGGTATTCTGTTATCACTTGGTTTATTTAAAAGTTTAAGATATGAAAACACTAATCGAAGCACACAAGATTGACGGCGTTAAGATCTGTCGCACTGAAGAAGTTAAAGTCTGCGCTTCGTGTGGGTACGACCTTGACGAGGCTGAACTGACCGCCGATACTTGCTCTGACTGCGGGGCACCATTACGACTAAAACAATCCGTATCAGTATGGGCAACATCGGTGCCAAAAGCCGGGGCCAAGACATGGGGAGAATAAATGATTGTCAACCCATTAGCAATCGTTGAGATTGGTGGAAGACTTTTAGACAAGATCATCCCAGATAAAGACGCACGGGATAGAGCCAAGGCCGAACTGATAAAAGCCTCGCAGGATCAGGACTTCCAGCGGGACATGGCCCAGATCGAGTTAAATAAAGAAGAGGCCAAGATGGATCTCTTCCGAGGAGGCTGGCGACCAGCCGTGGGGTGGACATGCGGGGTTGCGTTTGCTCTTCACTTTGTGTTGTTCCCACTTCTCAACTTCTTCCTAGCCGGTGCGGGGCAAGAGCAAATTGTTGTCGCCTTCGACATGGACACGCTGATGACGGTGTTGCTCGGTCTTCTGGGTCTTGGTGGTCTGCGTACAGCAGAGAAGTGGAAAGGGATTAAGTAATGGATTGGAGCCGTTATCCAAACTTCAAGGAGTCTGAGTTTGCCTGTAGTCACTGTGGCAAAAC